AAACATTTGCAACTGTTGCCAAAAATTTACTAATGGTTCATAAAGATCGTTAACCCAAATTTTTAGATGTGGATACTTTTTAGTTACATGGATAGCAACACTACCACCACCCAAAAAAGGTTCTCGATATTCAGTATATTCCCTAAGGTCTGGAAAATATACATCCATTTTTTTACATGCCCTAGACTTTCCTCCAGGATAACGCAATGGTGTTTTTAATTGCTTAAGTGGATCTGTCACAAAATTGCCTCAATGGAGTTTAAAAGATTGGTTGCATCAATGTTTTTTTCTTTTGGTTCTACATTGCTTGCCAAGATTTTATAGTCACCTTTCTCCAATTTGAATGTTGCTCCAGCACCATCACATTCTGTCCTGGAGTAAACGGTATCCCAATCAGTATATCCAATGGTCATGGTTTTAGTATCTACCAAAAGCATATACTCAAATGTTTTTTTAATATCTTCTTTTTGTAGAATAGTAGACTTTTTCTTACCAGGACGCTTATTGATAAGAACCACCCTCTTACAAGATTGATTCTTATTAAAAAGTCCAAGTGATCCTTTCATTTCATAACAAATACCTGAAGAATCTACAAAATCTTTACCGTCTTCATAGTCACCAACATATGTAAGTTGATTACCAGACCATTTTGCAAAAGACTTTTCTTGAAGATAAGTTCGAAAAGTCTTAAATGCATTAGACTTCATTTGTTTTGTATTAGTTGCTTCTACACAACCAAAAAATTCATTCAAGTTAACTTTGTTGATGTCAAACATAATAAAATAAATTAATTAAATCAGGTAGCAGGAGCAATAATGTCAGTAGAAAGTGTAATGATTGGACTAAACATTTGCTTGTACTGATCAACCAATTGTGTAATAGGTTCTGCCAAGTAAATGATAAATCGCTTAGAGACTGTGAGTTCGTTTACTTCCTTATTAAGCAAGGGAGACCAGGGAGCAAAACCAAGTTCTCCCTTGCCAGCAGGGATAGCAACAATAGCATTCTCAATAGTAATGCTTTCATCATCTTCGGACAGAAGTTTTGCAATAACATCTTCACCAGAAGTCAATCGAATCAATTTAATATCAGACATAGTTTTTAAAAATGAAGTTTACTTGAATTTGCATTCTACCATGATCTCTGTTAATCCCGCAAGAAGATTAATCTCTTGATCTGCTACGAATGCGACCTGATACTGATACTTAGCAATAACAAGAACAGCGGCAGGAATAGAAGGAGGATCCAAGGATAAAAGAAGAGCATCGTAAATACGGCGGAATAGTAGACTAGGATCATTATCCAAGTTATTGATACACCATTTACGTACTTCAGTAAAGTTTTTTTCCTTAAGATTTTTAATGAGAGATTCTGTCTTAACATCTGAAAAAGATGCAAGAATTGCAGAATCAATTTTTCCATTAGCGGAATAGCGTTGACATTCATTGAGAACACGCCTCCAATCAGGGAAGTGTTTGTTAATTAACTCAACCAGAACTTTTTGATCATATTCAACAGATTCTTTCTCAAGTATAAACCTGATACGGTTGAAGAATTCGACTGCAAGTTTTGGTCGATCTTTACTATCGATTGAGAAATCGATGCAGGCACACCTAGAGTGAATTGGTTCAATGATTTTGTTTTTGTAGTTACAGGTAAAGATGAACCTGCAGTTACCACTAAACTCCTCAGTAAACGCCCGTAGGAGGAGTTGTACGTCGTGCGTTGTGTTATCTGCTTCATCAATAATGATGACTTTGTGTTTTGCAGACGACAAAAGTGAGACGGTCGAAGCGAAGTTCTTCGCAGTATTTCGGACGGTATCAAGGAATCGTCCCTCATCGGATCCATTAATGACATATACATCTGCTCCAAGTTGTTGACAAAGTGCTTTTGCAACTGTTGTCTTTCCAATTCCTGGAGGACCAGACAAAAGCATATTGGGGATCTCCCCCTTATTTAGAAACTGTAAGAAGGTATTTTTAATTCCTCCTGGAAGAATACAATCATCAATGGTTTTGGGTCGATACTTCTCAACCCAGATAAATTCATCTCGCATAATTAAGTCAAGTAATGTCCAATAAAAAGACCCAAAATAAAAGTTAATCTTGGGTTTGCTAAAAGCGATTCACTAATCCTGATGAATTTTTTCAATGAGTTTCATCAACCTTTTTTAATTGAAAAGTACCATCTTTGTGGTCAATCCATTCTAGCACATCATTTTCTTTCCACCCAAGTTGATTAAGAATTTCTTCAGGAATGGTAAGAATTCCATCGTCATCAATAGTAAGCGTTGTACTAATCATAGCCAATCTGGTTTGCGGGATGGGTCACGAATATAATTAGATGCAACCCAAGGTTTGGATGCGATATACATTTTGTAAGCAGTAAAAGTGTCAATGCTTGTGTCAAGTTTATACTCATTTGGCATTGCCCTCACAAATGGTGTTGTTTCTTTTCCCGACCTTCCAGCAGGATCAGCAAAAGGAAAAATTTGATTTGCTACTGTTAATGTATGTAGACATTTATGAATCCTTTGATACCTATGAGAATATTCCTCACAAAGAGCAAGTCCATGACGGATCAACCATCGCCAATTCAAAACAAATTCACCAGTCCATACAGTACATGGATGCTTACGGAATGACCCCTTCTCGGTGCTGTAAGGCGTCCCATCTGCTTTAGGGAGGGTTCCGTACCCCCTACCCCATTTATCTGAAGCAACGATAGAGAGCATCTGACAGCACTCTAGTGGCATCTTGACAATGTGCTTATCTGGCAAAACCCTTGCACAAATGACTGGATTTGGATCAGTGACAAAGATGTTCATTTGATGAATTGGAGGATGTAGTCCACACCATATTGTAACTTGTCGGGGGCGATTTCGACAATGTGCTCACCCAAAATTTCCTGCGCTCTTAAGATTCTATCCTTACCAAGAACATTATACATGGTGATGGAGATTTCCATAAATTTTTCAAAATCTTCATCATTGCCATTTTTTGCTCCACTGGTATAAAGTTCTCTGATTTCCGCAAATATCTCTCCAATTTCTCCTTCAAACTTTATAGAAGAATCTCCTAGAGGAATCTCCATCCTTTTAATGCACCCCATACTAAATTTCATTGCCTTACGAGTTTCTTCTAAAGACAATGCATCTGGATGCTGATCTCTATATGCATATTGGATGACCCCATTCGTACATTCCATGACTCGAAGAATAGATAGATTAATCTTTTCTTCTTCAGTCATGTCTTCAAATATTTTTTTCCAGTCTCTCATAATAGTGATAGTTGAATGATTTTAGAGGCATCAATCACAGAAAAGAATGACTCTAATCCTACGATGTCCCAAGTTTTAATTTTTATTGCAAATGGGATCATTGTTAGATTACCTATCAAACGAGCCCAGCAACCCCAATAAACTGAGACATATAAAATAAAGAAGTATCCGACAATTAAGCAGATACTTCCAATAATACGAAGTCTATTAGCTGAAAGTAGAATCTGGTTCCAGCGCAATGAAATACTTAAGATCATAGTCTTTTGAATCAAACCTAGACAAAAGGGTTTGTGATATAGTCACATTATAAGTTCCAGTGATTACTTTAATGTTTTCGACTTTGAAGTTAAAACAGAAAGAATCTTCTGTTTCACCAACAATAACTTGATAATCATTAGAAGTGTCGTTTTTCTTGTCACGAACAACAACTTTAACAACCCCTGCTTCGCCAATGACGGAGAGATCTGGGAGTTGAAAGATGTTAGCCGCTTTAAGAAGGTTTGTGAGTTGTTCTCCTGTGATGTCAAAATTTACCTCCTCAGATTTGAGTTTGAGTTCTTTGTCTGGTGGAGTTACAATAAGACTTGGATCAGAGAAGAAATAATTAGAACGAATATTTCCTTCTCTAATGATCACATAACTATCATTCTCAAAGTCAAGAGCTGGATTTTTATGGAGCGAAAGACCGTTAAGGAATTGATTCAAATCATAAATTCCAAAGTCTTTAGGGAAGTCTTCAGTAACCTCAGCTTCTGCAAGAATGTTATTCATCACACTAATAGTGCGAAGTTTAGTTCCTTGCTTAAACAAGATTGACTGATTGATGTTTGAAAAGTTCTTAAGAAGATTCAAAGTACGATCAGACAACTTCATAGCTTTTTCTTTCAATTTCATAATCAATAAGGATAGTCAGATGCGTTTGGTTTGTGAAGACCAGAGAAGTGATAAAGAAGGACACAATAATGGATTGCCTTCAAAATATCCATCTTCGATTTACCATTCTTTTTACCAAATCGAGACAGATACTTTATTGCATTGTATCGACAGAATGGTTCTGCATCACCAATACTCTCAATCAAATCAAGGGTTTGGGTCTTAGAATCTTGAGAAGTGTAATGTGATTTGTAAGTTCCAGAAAGATAATCTTGGACTTCTTTTAGAGTTTTGTCTTCTTCATATTTCCAAAAACCATTTGTGTTTTCGCGAATAATTGTGCTTGGTGCTTTTTGTTCTTCCATACCAAATAATGTAATTTCGTTTCCTGCAGCATCATAACTTAGATACTTTGGGTCAATAAAGTCAAAGTGTTGTGAAAGGAGGTCTTCGACCTCCACAGATTCGTCAAATTGCATAACAATAAGTCTCCTACTTAGATTATATCAAGAGAAATTGTGTGAGTCAAGAGCCTGCTTCTGCTGTTCTTCAGAAGGCATCTCAAAGTCCGCATCTACTTTATCATAAAGTTCCAAAAATGCTTGCTTTGTTTCATCATCAAAACGATTCACGCAAACTTGGATTGCTTTCCCTTTATCACCAAAAATACTGTAAGCACGGATAACATGGACCAAACGACGAGTACTAATAATCTCGTCAATTCCACCATCGAAAAACGTCTTACGAATAATGTCTGCCCAGTCAACAAGACGCTTACAGAAATCACGATCTTCAATACCAAGATCAAGAGAAATACCCTCAAGAATCCTCTGCTCTACTGCAGGAGCAGGGTAAGACTGCTCAAGGGTCACAGGGAAGCGTTCGAGGAATGCTTCATTGAGTACGTTGGTTCCGATGAAGCGTCCATCGTCAGAACCCTTTCCTTTAGTGTTAGCAGTAGCAAATACATTGAACCCAGCAGCAGGGCGGACATACTTACCAATCTTTTTCAGGAAGACACCTTTTCCTTCGAGGACGGATTGAAGGCAAAGAATCTTGTTGGAAGCCAAGTCAATCTCGTCAAGCAATAGAATCGCACCGCGCTCCAAGGCTTCGATGACTGGACCATTGTGCCAAACGGTCTCACCGTTGACAAGACGGAATCCACCAATGAGATCATCTTCATC